GGTCTTCTGCCGGGCGAGCCGGTCCTTGATGGCCTGGTCGACGGCGGCCTGCTGCTCGGCGGTGAGCTTCGCCGGCTCCGGGGCGGGCGGGGGCGTGGGAGCCGGCGGGTCGGCGGCCGGAGGGGTCGCCGTCGGGTCCGGTGCTGGGGGTGCGGC